TGGTGATGGTGTTGTCGCGCCGCTGAATCATCGACGGCACGCCCACGCCCGATTCGGGCATCTCCGTGTTGGAGTGGCGCGTTTCGCGCACGGCCTCCTGGTGCATCTCGGCCTCAATGCCGTCCAGCGGCTTGCTGCCGGGCATGGTCGAGCGCACGGCTTTGAGCAGCGAATAGCTGGCCAGGGCACGGACCTCGGTGGTGTTGTGCGTGTTGATGGGCGGCGTATTGCCAGCAGCTTCCGCCTCCAGGCGCTCCTGCTCTTCGGCTTGCGTAATCTGGATGGCCAGGCTGCGCACCTCGGTCATGGCCGCGTCGTAGGTGGCCGTTTCCTCGGCCGTCATGCTGCGGGCCTGCGCCCCGCCTTCCGGGCCACGGGCCGCGTTAAAAGGTACGCGGGCCCGGGCGAGGGCCGCGTCGCGCCGCTCACGCAGCTGTTGCAAGTAATTCATGGGGGTTGCAGAAAAAAGGTGAGGGAATGAGAAAACTTAGTAGGAAGCCAGCTCCATTTCGCGGGCCATCATGTCGGGGCACGGGCCCGTCGGCGGCTGGGGGTGCTCCTGCTGGTAAGAGGTGAGGCTGCGGCTGGCGGCCGTGGCGTCGGAATAGGCGGGCGAGGTGACGGGGCACACGTCGTAGACGGTGGCGATTTTGCTCACGGTCCTCACGTAGAGGTCGCCGCCGTCGGGCGTCTGCTCGTTGTCCCACTCGCTGCCGCCAGCAGCCGTGATGAACATGAAGGAGCTGCCCACCACGTCGCCGCGCACGATTTTGCGCATGACACGCACATGGTCGGGGTCAAGCGAGTCGTAAGGGATGCGGTAGGCGAGGCCGCCGTCGGCCGTGCGGGTGAGCACCAGCGTCCCGCTGCGGGTATGGCCCAGCAGCACAACGGAGTTGTGGTTGAACACGCCCTCCACGTTGGTATAATCGGCCTCGTCCAGGGCGTGTGGGTCGATGATTTCCACAAAGCGGAAGCCGGGCCCGCCCAGCACCTCGGAGCGCACGCCGCACACAATGGCCTGGCCCGCGAAGGCTTCGGGCTGCTGGGCCTCGCCGTCGGCGGCGCGGTACTCAATCGTCGGGGCGGTGCCGAGCAGCCGCATCTCGCGGCCTTCCGGCAGTTGGGGCAGCTTAATCATTTTCGGGCGGGTCGTTAGCGGGTGGGGTGGCCGGGCCCTTGGCGCGGGCAGCAATCGCCGCATCCGTCAGTTCGCCGATGCGGCTGAGCGGGGCCATGTTGACGGGGATGAAGCGCTCGTCACCGGCCTCGCCGATGCCGTTGCGGTCCTCCAGGGCCAGGATGTCGTTGGGGCTGAAGGCGCCCACCTGGAAGAGTTTGGCGTAGAAGTTGCCGCGGGCGGTGGCGTCGGAGCGCAGCTGGGCCGTGATGTTGTGCCGGAAGTAGTGGGTTTCCACCTCGTCGGTGCGCAGCAGCTTGAGGCGGTATTCCTGCTCCTGGGCCAGCAGAATGGGCGTGAGCGTGTCGCCCACATAGTCGAGGCTCTGCTGCTCGATGTTGTTGTTGGTCGAGCGCTCCAGGTCGCCGATTTTGTGCGGCGGCATGCGGAAGATGCTGGCGATGTCGGAGCGGGTGAGCTTGTGGGTGCTGATGAACTCGGCGTCCTGCGGCGTGAGGCTGATGGCCCGGTACTTCAGGCCCTGCTCCAGCAGCAGCGGCTTGCCCGAGTTCTCCATGCCGGTGTACTTGTTGGCAAACGAGGCCGCCAGGCGCACGGCGCCGTCATCGGTCAAAACCGCGTCGGTTTCGAGCGCCCCGGACGGCCGGGCCCCGTTCTTGTAGAAGCTGGTGTGGCTCTTGCTGGCGGCCAGCTGCTTGCCGAACGTTTCGCGGAAGTAGTGCAGCACCGACACGCCCAGCACCCCGTCGAGGCTCAGGCCTTTGAGGTGAATTACTGCGTAATCGGGGTAGGTTTTCGGGTCGCCGCTGAAACGGTACCACAACCGGCCGCCCGACTTGAACACGTCGGTTTCGTCGGGGTGCTTAAAGTGCAGCCGCATCGGCTGCCGACGGGTGGCCGGCTCAATGCGGGCGTAGGCGTTGCCCCGCAACAGCGTGAGCGCCGTCATGCTCTGGCGGAAGTGAAAGCTGTTTTGCAGCGGCGAGGCCTGCACATTAAGCGCAGGACTGGCCGGGTGGCCGCTCGCCCGCTCCCGGCCGCCGGCGACTTCGCGGAAGAGCTGGCAGGGCAGGCCGGCCACGTCCTGGCTGATGTTGTTGACGCAGGCGTAGGCCGCGGCAATGCTCATCACCGCCTGCTGCGTCACCGGCACGCCGGCCACCTCGCCCCCGCCCAGCCCCAGCAGGCCCAGCAGCCGGGCGTCGTTGCTCTCGGTGCTGACGGCCACCGCCCCCGCGCTACGCTGTTCGCGCTCGGCCGACACCGCCGCCTGGAGCGGGGTGGCGACGGAGCGCGAAGCAGAGTTGTTCCAGAAGTCGAGGCGCACGGCGGGGCTTGATTACTCATCAAAGCTCCGAAGGCCGGCAGGCCAGGCGGCTGTGCCGATGGGGAGAAAGCGGGAGAAACGAGCCTACCAGTCGCGCAGGCCGCGCTCGTTGTAGATGCTGGTTTCCGGCGTTTCGCCTGTCAGCCATTCGCCCACGGCCATGATGGCGGCCACCGGCCCATCAATCTTGTTTTGGGGCTGCTCTTTGCGGGGAAAGATGTTTTCTTTGGCGTCGAGGTGGGCCACCACGTTGCTCATCATCCAATTCATCACCGGGTTGTCGGGGTGGCTCACTTTGCCTTGCAGCACCCACGCGTGTAACTGCTTCATCGGCTCCGACATGGTTTTGACCTGCATGGGGTACACCTGCACCGCCATGCCCTCGTCGCTGAGTTCTGTTGCGAACTTGTGGGCCTGCCAGTTGTCGTACGCCAAGCTCCGCACCGGGTGCTGGCCGGCCAGTTCCCGGGCCCGGTCCTGCACGGCGTTGTGGTCGGTCACGTTGCCGGGCGTCAGGGTGATATAGCCCTCTGCAGCCCAGCCGGCGTAGTGACTGTTTTCGCCGCCCTCGGCCGCTTCCTCGGGCAGCCAGAAAAACGGGAACAGGTAGTAGTGGCCCGCACGGTGGAACAGCGCCACCAGCGCCGCCACGTCCACCTTCGTGGCCAGGTCGACGGCCAGCACGCACTCTTCGTTGGCAAACTGGCTAATGGTCAACGTCGGGTTGGCGCATTTCTCCCATGCCCTCATGTCCATCCACGCCGTCTTGGCGTTGCGCCACACGTTCAGACGCTTGGTGACGAAGTAGCCCTCCTTACTGCGTTCGGCCTTGGCCTCCGTGAACTCGGCCGCAAACTTGGCCGGGTCAATACTCACGCCCCAGTTCGGATTGGCTTTCTCCCACACGGCAGGGTCGGTCCAATCGTCGTTTTTGTCGAGCGTGAAGACGATGGAGAAGTAGTGTTCAGCCACCACCACGCGCTTCAGAATTTTGGCGCACAGGCTGCGCGTGGTGAAACAGATGCCGGTTTGGTTGAAGCCGGCCGTGGTTATCTGGAACAACATGGCTTGCGCGCGGGCCGCCATGCTGGTTTCCATATTTTCCACCAAATCGGGCTTGGGGTGGGCGTGCAGTTCGTCAGCTAGTCCAAAGTGCGTGTTGATGCCGTCCTGATTGCCGCCCTTTTCCTTGCTCAGCGCCCGGTAGAAACCGCCGTTTAACTCGCAGAAGATGGTGTTGGAACTGACTTTTACCCCAAGCTCGCGCTGCAAGTCGGGCGATTTCTCCACCATTTTCTTGCTGACCTCCCAGGTGATAGCTGCCTGCTCGCGCCGTGTGGCCCCCGAATACACTTGCGGGCCCTGTTCCCCGTCAGCGGCCAGCATGTACAACGCCAGGCCCGAGGCCAGCGCCGACTTGCCGTTTTTTTTTGCCACTTCGATGTAGGCTTTCACGAAGCGGCGGTTGCCGTCCGGCTTCACCCAGCCGAACAGCGTGGTGATGATGAACACCTGCCAGGGCTCCAGCGTGAGCAGCAGCTTCTGCTTGGCCCACTCGCCTTCAATGTGCGGCAGCAACTCCACAAACTGGCACGGAGCGGCGGCCCGTTCGGGGTCGAAGCGGTAGGAGAAGTCGGCCGTGCGGCGGCGCTTGAGGTCGCGACGTTGGCGCTCACAGGCCAGCTTCACAAATTCGCAGGCGAGCACGCGCCCGCTCAGCACGTCGTCAATGTATTGATTGGCAATGGCAATGTGGTCGCGGCTCATTTTCGGAACACGGCAAAGCCGCTTTTAGCGTCA